GTTGTGTGGGGCATTGGGATGAACGATGTGGAAATACTAGATCGTATTGGTCTTGCCTTTGAGGAGCTTAACAGGCTTCCTGATTGGTATCAGTACCTACTGTTTATGGCTGTGTCTGCATCCTTTGGTATACGTGGTGCTGACAAGCTACTTGCGTTGAAGGGGAAGAAGTAAATGGTAGATGAAGTAATTTCTATTCCTGAAATATTTGCTCCCTTTAGAGTAACGATCATTGGTACTCCTAACCTAGACGCAACAAGGGCCGTAAACGCAGCTTATCGTGCAGGAGTGCGTAATGATAAAGCACTATGCAACGCTGGTGGTGGCTTAGTAAGCGGTGGTGGAAGCGAGTGTTACTTTGGAGAAGCTGCTTATAACAAAGCTCAAGATATTCTTGCTGGTAATGCACCTGATGGCATTAAAAGTAAGGCTCAAGATTGGTTAGATGCTAATCCTGATTTTACAGGTGGTGAAGAAACAGACGATACTCCGTCAGCTGAACAAGGCCTAATTGATAAGTACGGCAAAGCAGTTGTAGATGACTTTAAACAAAAATACGAAGACATTGTTGCTACAGTCGGTAAAGCCGCAGATGACCCTTGGGCAGCAATTGAAGGCTTAATCTCAACAGCCTCTGCAACTAAGGGACCGTGTTGGGAAGGAACTTACGGCGGTAAAGAGTGGATAAGAAACTGTGTTACCGTGGGGGTTTTGGCAGGAATACCGGGACTTCCTGTGCCACCTATTCCCGGCGTTGTAGGAGCAACTGTAGGAGAAATTGAAGACGCTATAAAAACAGTAGGCAAAACAATAGGTGATTTTATTGGAGACCCTGTTGGCACTATGAGTGAAGTTGCCAACACCGTTTTGGACGAAATTAAAGATATATTTGAAAAAGGGTCTGACCCTAAAGGCATATACGATTACGTAAACGGCATTTTTGGTAGCGTCCTCTCTGGTGTCATCATGGATGAGATTGGTGACACTATTGATAAACTTTTTGTTAGTGGTGAAGATGATGATGAAGACGATGATACCACTATTGATTACGGAATGTGTGATGACGGGTTTACTGAAAAGCTAGATGAAGATGGTACTAATTGTTCTGGAGTAGAACCAATAAACGAACTAGGGGATCCTTGTACTACGGGTGACGGAAAAGACGGAACGTATCAAGAAGTAGACGGAGAACTAAAGTGTGTTTCCGGTACTACAGATGACGATGATGACGATGATGATGTTGATGATGACGTAACCGATGACGATATTGACTGTAGTCAGCCTGTTTCTGTTACTCCGTATGCTACTTTAGTTGACAGACAGATTGCTTACAATAACAAGTGTAAATCAGAAGGCTGGTGTCCCGCAAGCCCCGGAGACACTCCTACAAAAGCGGAAGACCATAAAGAGGAAGACTGCACTCAGCCTCTAAAAACTGTTGATGAGCCTCCACCGGAGCAGGGTAACTGTCCTGAAGGAATGGTTGAGTGTCCCTCTGGGCAGTTAGGACCAACAGGCAATCCTTGTGTTTCAGACATATCGCAGTGTTCTGACAGGCCTATTGATGATACTCCAGAGCCGCCAGCGCCAGAGCCTGAGTCTTGTAAAGGTAATCCTCAAACACCGGCAGAAATAAAGGCGTGTACAGACGCTGGTTGGACAACGTGTCCTGATGATAGGCAATATGCTGGCACGTGGATCAAGCCGGGAGCAGATCTAGATAGGTACTGTGGTTCTGTTAAGCCAACCGAAACACCAGAGCCGCCACCGCCACCGGATGAGCCACCCCCGCCGTGTCCCTCAAAAGGAACCGTACTAGAATCAGGCTGCGATGGAACTACCTTTTTCATTAGATTTGCTGACGGTGAATGTGGCGAAATCTATGACGCTGTTCCGGGCTACGCTGGTTGTTCTGGTGCTGAGGGTGGCTACCAGTGTGACGATCCTAACGCCACAACAAACCCGGACGGAAGTTGTGGACCCTGTAAAGGGGGGTACGTCTTTGACGGCTCTGTAGAAAAATGTGTACAAGAAGAACTTCCGCCGGGGACACCGCCAGAAGAACCACCCCCGGAACCACCACCAGAACCACCCCCGGAACCACCCCCGGAACCCCCGCCCCCATCGGGAGGAGGTGGTGGAGGAGGCGGTATGTTTAGTCAACCGTCTATGGCTGTTCCTCCAATGGGTGATCCACAGCTTTTAGCTAGAATGGAGTTTCCAATTGTAGATTACTTATCTGAGTCTTTAGCAAAACAAACTAAAGATCAGTTAATGACAGGAATGTTAACAGGAAGCATAGTATGACGTATTTAGACATAGTAAACAACGTACTGAGGCGTCTTAGGGAAGACACAGTAACTACTGTTAACGCTAACACGTACAGCACTATGGTTGGTGACTTTATCAATGACGCAAAGCAACTCGTGGAAAACGCTTGGGATTGGTCTAATCTTAGGTCTACCCTTACGTTGACCACGGCAGCTGATGACTACACGTACTCCCTTACGGGCTACCAAGACCAAGGAAAGATTCTTAACATTATTAACGACACATCTAATATTGTGATGGAGTACAAGCCCCAGACTTGGTTTGACGATAAGTTCTTAGTTAACACCCCTGCGTCCGGTGCCCCACAGTACTACACCTTTAGTGGCATCGATGGTTCTGGTGATGCACAGATTGATGTGTACCCTAAGCCTGACGGTGTGTACTCTCTTAAGGTCAAGAGCGTCATTAGAAACGTAGCCTTGAGTTCTGACTCTGACACGTTGGCTATTCCTAGTCATCCTGTGATTCACATGGCAGTAGCTTTGTTGGCTCGTGAGCGAGGTGAAACAGGCGGTACATCTACCCCTGAGTACTTTGCTATTGCTGACAAGTATCTATCTGATGCAGTTGCTCTGGATGCACAAAAGCATCCTGAAGAAACTATCTTTTACACCCCGTAGGAGTACGTATGGCCCAGCCACTACAGAGTATTAATTTAGTTGCTCCTGCGTTCAAGGGGATCAACACAGAGGATTCTCCTATTGCACAGGATCCGTCCTTTGCTGAAGTTGCGGACAACGCTATTATTGACAGGCGTGGTCGTTTGGCTTCACGTAAGGGTAATTCTGTTGTTACCACAAACAATACAGTCTTAGGTACTGACTACTTGCACAACGTACACGAGTTTTACGACAGTGCGGGTAACGAGGTAATCTTTAGTACTGGTAACAACAAGATTATGACAGGCACAACTACTCTGGTTGACGCTACGCCGGGGTCGTACACAATTAGTGCTAACGATTGGAAGATACTTAACTTTAACGATTACGCTTACTTCTTCCAACGTGGCTACGAGCCTCTGGTGTACAGCAATGCACTGGGTGCAGTAACAAAAATGTCTGCTGTTAGCGGAGCGTCTGTAGCTGCTACACAGTACTGTAACGAAGCTGTTGCTGCTTATGGTCGTGTGTGGTGCGTAGGTAACGCTAGTGATGACAACACAATCTACTGGTCTGATCTACTCAAGGGACACGACTTTTCTGGTGGATCTAGTGGTTCTATTGATGTATCTAAGGCGTGGCCTAACGGGTTTGACAAGGTTGTAGCTCTTGCAGCACACAACGGGCTGTTGATTATCTTTGGTGAAAACAACACGCTTGTGTACGCTAACGCAGAAAGCCCTGCATCTATGGAGATACGTGATGCTATTCCGGGTGTTGGCTGTGTAGACCGTAAGAGTGTACAGAACATTGGTACTGACTTAATCTTCCTGACTCAGACAGGCTTACGTAGTCTTGGCAGAACCATACAAGAAAAGTCTCTGCCTATTACAGACTTGAGCAGAAACATCAAGCAGGAGATTATTGCTAATACAACGGCTAAAACAGTTCCTGTGAGTTCTGTGTATAGCCCTGAGAACTACTTTTACTTGCTGTGTTTTCCAGACCTCAACCTTGTCTATTGTTTTGACGTTAGGGGTTTGTTGGACAACGGGTCGTACAGAGTAACACGCTGGCCTAGTGTGAACTTCAAGAGTTTCCACAGGGACAGAAATGGTGACATATACATTGGTACAACAGCTGGACTAGGTAAGTACGACAACTACTTGGACAGCGGTGAGTCTTACCGCTTCAGGTACTTTAGCCCCGGCCTTACCTTTGATGACCCAGCACGAATCAAGATGCTGAAAAAGATTAGACCTACTCTGATTGGAGGAAACAACTCAGACATATTCCTCAAGTGGGCTTACGATTTTTCAACATCATCTAGCAGTAGCACATTTAGGACTAGCTCTGATCTGCCGGGTTTTTATGGACAGTCTGAGTACAACACTGCTGAGTACTCTGAAGAGGCTGTTACTCTAAGCAGAAACTCGCTAAACACTACAGGCTATGGGTCAGTAGTCAGCGTAGGTCTTGAGACAGACATAAACGGTTACGCTTTGTCCATACAGGAAATGAATGTATTAGCACTTGTAGGTAAAACAATATGATTATAACCATGAATTACAATAAAAACAGGGGTACTTACTAATGGGTTTTTTAAGCGACATTATAGACGCCTTTGTTCCTAGCAACATTGAAGCTCTCTATACCTCACCTCTGCCCCAAGCTGAAGCGCCTGAGATTGGTTTTAAAGGTTTTACGGTAACAGGCCCGACAGGAACAATTACAGGGCAAGAGGGTGGCGGGGTAACTTATAGTTTAGGAGGTAGCGGCTCATCAATTCAGAGTGCTTTGGAATCTGCGGCGTTATCTAGGTTTGGCGGTGTTCCTGCTACTGCAACTCAGATGGGTACTATCGGTGGTCAGCTGTTAGGCACAGGTCAACAACAACTAGGCGTAGACCCTTATGGCCTTGCTGGTCAACAAGTAGCAGCACAGAGTGCGTTTGGCCTAGGTGAGCAGTTCATGGGTCAAGCTGGTATGCCTATGGGTGCTAGAGAACAAGAGGTGTATGACCGTATTAGGGCTACACAGCTTGGTGAAGAAGAGAGACAGAGGCTTGCACTAGAAGAGCGTTTAGCTGGTCAAGGACGCTTAGGTGTACGTACAGCCATGTTTGGTGGCACACCGGAGCAACTGGCGTTGTCTCAAGCACAAGAGCAAGCAAAAAACCAAGCGACTCTGATGGCTATAGAACAGGCACAGGCAGAACAACGTCAACAAGCGGCTCTAGGTTCTCAGTTTGCTGGACTAGGGTCAGATTTAGCAACACAGAGACAAGCGCTGGAAGCCGCACAGCAAGCTAGGGCGCTACAGGCCTTAGAAGGCGGCATGGGCCTCGCTACAGGAGGTCTAGGGCTAGAGCAGGCACAGCAACAGATTGGCTTAGGTGCGCTTGAGGGAGCTTATATACCACAGGCTGCTATGCTCTCTGCGTTCTCTCCTGCACTCAACGTAGCATCTATGGCAGATGTAGCACGTAGACAGCAAGGTGAGTTTGACCTAGAAGCACAGATGGCTAATATTTCTGGCCTCGTTGGACAGAGGGCGGCTCTGGCTAGTCTGTATGGTGGTATTTACGGTGGTCTAGGATCTGGCTTACGCGGGTTACTTAGTGGTGATTT